AGGGTCTTTTATCTACTCTTGTTCAAAAACTAAATAATTAGAAAAATGGCACAACAACAGATAATCACTTTTGATCCAGATGTCGCTGTTCCATATGGTGTAAATCTTACCATATTTTCTGGTGCAGATTTTAACACTACTTTTGTAATCAAAACTTCTGCTGGTTCAAGTATAGATTTTTCTAACTATACAGGAACAAGTAATATGAAGAAGTCTGCGATTGGAACTGCAAATACTTTTGGTGTAACACTTGGGGACACAAATGGAAGAGTAATTCTTTCTATGGGTTCAACTGTCACTAGAAATTTGTCTGAGGGTAGATACTTGTATGATATTAACGTGAGTTCTGGTTCTACATTCTTCAAAATTATTGAAGGCAATGTAGTTGTTAGAACAGGAATTTCAACTTAGAGGTGAAGAATGGCTCAACCAAGTTCAAGAGATGGTTTAATAGATTACGCAAAAAGACAGCTTGGATTTCCTGTCTTAGAAATTAACGTTGCAGATGAGCAATTCTCAGATCTGTTAGATGATGCTGTCCAAGTGTTTCATGAGAGACACTATGATGGCATGGCAAGAATGTATTTAAAATATAAAATTACTCAGGATGATATTGATAGAGGTCGTGCAAAAGGTGGAAACACATCATTAGGAATTACAACAACAACCACAACATCAGTTGGATTATCAACAACTTTTGATTTAGAAGAAAATAATAATTACATACAAATGCCTCCATCTATAATTGGAGTTAATAATATATTTAAAGTTAGATCCGATACAGTTTATGATGGTTTATTTAATATTCGTTATCAGTTATTTTTAAATGATTTATATGCTTTTGGGTCTATCGATCTTCTTCAATATTCAATGGTTCAAACCAAACTTGAGGATATTACATTTTTATTAAATCCAGATGTAAGATACAGATTTAACATTCGTCAAGATAGACTTTACATAGATGCTGATTTTGCAGTGTTAAATGTTGGTGATTTCTTTGTGATTGATTGCTTCCGAATTTTAGATCCAGATGATTTCACAAAAGTTTATAATGATCAATTCTTAAAGAGGTATTTTACTGCATTGTGTAAAAAACAGTGGGGTCAAAACTTAATTAAATTCCAAGGAGTTCAATTGCCTGGCGGTATTCAATTAAATGGTCGTCAAATTTATGATGATGGTGTTGCAGAGTTGGCTGATATTAGATCCAAAATGGCAAGTGATTATGAAATGCCTCCTTTTGACATGATTGGATAATGTTAAATCCTTTTTTTCTACAGGGTTCTCAAGGAGAACAAGGTTTAGTACAAGACTTAGTTAATGAACAACTAAGGATGTATGGACTTGAGTGTCATTACATACCTCGTAAGTTGATGACATCATCAACAATTATGAGAGAGGTAACAGAATCTAGATTCGAGCAGGCCTTTCCTCTTGAAGCATACTTGATGAATGTTGACGGTTATGCTGGACAAGGAGATATACTTTCAAAATTTGGTGTTAGAGTTACAACTGAAGCAACATTTGTAATCTCAAGAGAAAGATTTGAAGAATCAGTTTCACCGTTTCTAGAACAACAAGAAGATGATTATGAGGTAGTAAATCGACCAAGAGAAGGAGATCTTATATTTTCACCTTTAGGAAAAAAATTATTTGAAATAAAATTTGTTGAACATGAGAAACCACTTTATCAGTTAAGAAAAAATTATACATATCAATTAACATGTGAACTCTTTGAATACGAAGATGAAGTCATTGATACAAATGTCAATACAATTGATGAAGTTGTTCAAACCGAGGGTTATGCTGCTAGGTTAATTTTATCTGGTATTGGTAGTGTTGCAACTGCAAATGCAACTCTTAACTTTGGTGCGGTTCAACAAATATTTGTACAAAATGATGGATATGGATATCTTGCTGCACCAACAGTTTCGATTAGTACATCACCTGGCGTAGATGCAACTGCGGTTGCGATCATGACATCCAGATCTGGTATCGGAACTGCTAAATCCATCGACAGAATTCTTTTAATCAATCCTGGCGGTGGATACATTGGAATACCGACTGTAACCGTGCCAGGCACTGGTATAGCGACTGCTGGCATCACTACTCTAGGTTCTGTAGGTATTGTTACAATAACCACTGGTGGTTCTGGTTATACAACAACACCAAATGTTGCGATTACTACCGCACCAGAGGGAGGAACTGATGCAACTGCTGAAGCTGTCATGGTTGGTGGAACAATTAGTGCAATCAGAATTAGTAACGCTGGTAGTGGATATACATCTGCACCAATAATTACAGTCGGTGCTGCAACTACAATCGCAGATGGTGATTATATCTTTAATGAGACAGTTCAAGTCACATCAGACTCCTCTGAAACTGCAAGAGTTAAAGTATGGGATTCTGGATCTCGAACTCTTGATGTTGGTATGTTGACTGCAATGCAGTTCCAAGTTGGAGAGAAGATTAGAGGAAATGAATCTGGTGCAGAATATGTAATACTATCAGTGGACTATAATCAACCAAATGATTATCCAAATAGTGAATACAGTGCTAATCAATACAATGATAATGCAAACTTTGAAACTGAGGCGGATGCGATTCTAGACTTCTCTGAAGGCAATCCGTTTGGAACATTCTAAATAGTTAGAAAGCTTTGATATGTTAGGTACTTATTTCTATCATGAAATATTAAGAAAGACAGTTATCGGTTTCGGTACTCTCTTTAATAATATTAATATAAAACACACCGATGCGAGTGGAACAAATGTCAGTACGATGAAAGTTCCGTTGGCTTATGGCCCAATGCAGAAATTTTTGGCCAGAATTCAACAACAACCAGAATTAGAAAGAGAGATTGCAATAACCCTTCCAAGACTATCTTTTGAAATGCAAGGATTACAATACGATCCAACTCGTAAGACTGGAATCGCACAAACTTTTCTTGCAAAAGGTGGTACAACTGCAAAGAAAGTTTATATGCCAATCCCATACAATGTTTCATTTGAATTAAGTATCTTAGCTAAATTGAGTGATGACGGATTGCAAATATTAGAACAGATTCTCCCTTATTTTCAACCATCTTTCAATATCACAATCAATTTAATTAGTTCAATTGGTGAGAAGAAAGATATTCCAATTGTTTTAGAAAGTATAAACTATAGTGATCAGTATGAGGGTAGTTTTGAAACTCGTAGAACAATTGTTTATACATTAGGATTTACTGCAAAGACATATCTATTCGGGCCTGTTGCAGATAATCCAGAAGGTCTTATCAAGAAAGTTGATGTTGATTTCTACGGAAACACAAACACTAAAACTGCGAAGAGAGTTCAAAGATATAGTGCAACACCAACTGCAAAACAAAATTATGATGAAGATACAGCGACAGTTCTTAGTGGTGCAATATCTGAGAAGGTCACAACCTTCAAGGTTAGTGCAACCACTGATTTGGCTGCAAATCAAAGAATTATCATTGATACTGAGATTATGTTTATCAGAAGTATCAGTGGTCAGAATGTGACTGTTTATCGTTCATATGATAACACTGTCGCTGCAAAACATGAACATGGTACAAGTATCGGTGTTCTTAGTGCAACTGATAATGCTTCAATTGAATTTGGTGATGACTTTGGATTTGATGAAATGTCATCATTCTTTAGTGATGGTAAAGAGTTTAGTCCATCTCAAGGTATAGACATCTAGGAGAGTTATGAAAAATTTTGATTCAATCGAGGAAGCACTTAACGTAGATACGGAAGTTGTTGAGACTCCAAAGAAGGAGACTCGAAAGAATCAACTTGCAAAAGTAGAGGGAAATGATTCTGAGAAGGATTATGAATACAGTCGTGCTCAGTTATACTCTCTAGTTGAAAAGGGACAGGAAGCAGTAAATGGTATATTAGAATTAGCACAAGAGTCTGATTCTGCAAGAGCTTATGAAGTCGCTGCAACTACAATCAAAGCAGTTGCAGATACAACAGACAAACTCATTGACTTGCAACAGAAGATGAAGGATCTTGAACAAGATCCAAACAAAGGGCCTACTAATGTAACTAATGCATTATTTGTAGGTTCGACAGCGGAGTTATCAAAATTAATTAAGAATCAAAAAGATGAAGATAATAAATGAAATCTCCAGAACTCACAGAATTTTTTAGTCTTCTAGGAAAGGCAAA